TCCTCGAAGAACTCTCCCGATCCGAGTGTGAGTCGTGCTAGATAATAATAAAGTGTAGAGAACACGAAATGGTCTTCACCAGTCGTTGACTCCCACACATATCTCTCGATCCCTTTGTTGTTCACAACCTTTGCTCGTCTCAAAGTTTCGAAGTGCTTGATGAATAAACTGAACATCTTGTCCGGCTTCACACCGATGAGAAACTTCGCCTCGATGATCTCTGTGAGCATCTGATCAAGGATACGATCCCGGTGAGAGTAGACAATTGTTTTCTTCTCACCCTCTCCCCACCATACAATCGTTTGTGGATTGTTGTTGTTCTCCTGAAAGAAAGACATTCTCATCCAAGGATACTTCTTGGTGTAGGACTTCGCTGCTGTGTTGTCCGGCATTGCATCGATCACCCCGGCTGTTGGTTTCCAGAATGCGATCAGTGCATCAAGCTCGCTCCATTCGTTGATACGTCCAACCTTCATGATCCCTGCATCCGATCCGACTGTGTAGTATTTGATGTTACCTACATCAATACCGATGTACACATTCTCACCAGCCAAATCCTTTGGTGTCCATATGTCGAGGATCGTTGCCTTCGATACTGCCAAGTCACCGGGACTGTATGGAAGCCCGAGCACAAAGTTGTTGAAGTACTCCGGATCGCCCTCACTGTCTTCGATGATCTCCTCTACAGGTATCCAAGGACACATGAGGTGAGAGATGTGGTAGCCGTGAATTTTCTGTTCTCCGTTCTGAGCTTCCCATACTCCCTTCCGTCTAACATCATCATCAATAGGCTCCTTGCACTCCTTGCATATGTAGCACTTCTTCTCCTTGTCGACACTCTCGGGGAATGTGAGGAAGTGACGATCTGCACAGTGAGGACACTGGATGATCCACTCCCTCTGATCCGACTTGATATGTGCGAGGTCAAGCTCATCTCTCTCAACTCCCGGGTTACTAAATAACCAACGCCCCTTATACTCGGATGCTTTCGTCCTTGATTTGTATGTACTGATCGTGTCTTGGTCTGATCGTGCCAACTCATCATGGATCAGTAAGTCTGCAGTGTCCGAGATGGCAGCGGTCTTCGATACCGTACCGTTAAAGAATAGGAAGCGATCATTCAACTCCTTGAGCTGGATGCTGTCTGTGTCCATACCTTCGAACTGGTGACGGTTCTGTTGGAGTATCTTATTGAACTTGGACGCTACAAACTTCCGTACATCCTCATCAGTCGGAAAGGTATAGATGATGTTGAAGTGTAGGTACTTGAGTGCAAACAGTGTCTTGATTGAGAACGTCACCGACTTCCCAACCTGAGCACATGCAGTCACAACGATGTCCGGGTTCAGGTCTGTGAGTATATCAAGAAGGAACGCTCGATCCTTGAAGTCGAACGCTTCTCCTTTCTCGTTGACAATACCTTCAGCGACTATCCACTGAAGGATCGAATAATATTGTGGGTCTTTATCGGACATTAGTAACAATTAATTTTGTTCCTCTGAAAGTTGCACTCGCTCCTCTATATCTAACTAACAGAAGTGAAAGATACTGATTATACTCCTCAAGAGAAACCTCAAACTCCTCAACACCATCAGGGATCACTTCCCTCATCTCTGTTAAGGTTTTAAATCTCATACCTTGTCTTCATCCTTAGTAACAATCACCGTCTCCGTACCAACAAGAGATGTTGCAATAGCAACGGCTGACTCAAGTGCGAGTCGTGTCACCTTGAATGGATCAATGATGCCAGCCTCGAACATATTGACGACATCCTTGATCTTGAAGTCAATACCCTCTCCCTTCTCGTAAGTCAAAGATGCTTCCATCCCTGCATTCTTAGACATCTGCTTGAATGGTTTACATAGAATTTCTTGGAACATCGGCTCATTAACTTCGCATTGCATCAACCCGATCCCTCCGCCAGCTATCACTCCCTCTTGTAGTGCAGCCTGTGTTGCATTGATAGCGTTCTGAAACTTGTACTGCTTGGCGTTGAACTCTGTGTCTGTGTAAGCTCCAACCCGGATGACTCCAATGCCTCCAGTCAGTTGTGCTAGTCGGTCTCTAAGATTTTCCTTGTCATAAGATGATGTGGTGTTCTCGATCAGTCCCTCAATCTCTTTAACTCTAATATCGAGTGCTCCATCGCTCTGTCCTCCGATGATGGTAGTCGTGTCCTTGGATACGATCACCTTCTCGGCTCTACCCAGTACCTCCACACCACAGTCCTCGAGCTTCATGCCCATCTCCTCACTGATCACCTTCGCTCCGGTCATAGCAGCTATGTCAAACAGGAAGTCACGAGCTGGTGATGCTTGGTACGGATTACGAACCGCAGCACAGTTGAGTCGTCCTGCCGCTGCGTTCTCTGCAAGTGATGCAAGTGCTAGAGCGTCTACGTCGGTAGCGATAAACAGGATGTCGTTCCCATCTGCTGCCTTCGTCATTGACTCGAGCAACGGCATGATCTGCTCGTTCATGCTGACCTTACGATCAACAAGGACGATGTATGCGTTGTTCAATTCAGTGATCATCTTCTCTTGATTGTTCACAAAGAAGGGAGAGATGAGTCCAGACTCGAACCGTGCACCCTTAACTACCTCGGCTGAATACCCGAGTGCTGCTCCCTTCTCGACTGTCATCACTCCATCGACTCCGATCTCTTTGATCACCTCAGCGATAAGTTTAGCAACATCAGCGTCGAGCGATGAGATCGTAGCAATTCTTTCAATAGCATCTTCTGTAACTTCTCTCTTTCCTTTACTAAGCTCTTTAAGCACTTCAGCAAGACCTTCCTGCAGACGATCCTTAACCTCTCGTATCTTTGAGGAGTCGGACTCAATCTCTTTAAAAGCCTCAGCAACAAGTGCCTGTGTAAGTACAGTAGTTGTAGCTGTCCCATCGCCACCTTCTTCAGAAGTGCGAACCGCAGCTTTTCGTAGACGTTGAACGCCCATGTTTTCATATTTGTCATCTAATTCTATGTGTTTAAGAATAGTAACGCCATCATCTGCATCGATGGGATCAAGTCCGGGGAACTCAATCATGGCTGTCATACCAACAGCTCCAAGTGTTGGGGCTACTGCCTCTGCTGCCTTATCGATACCTGCTTTGATTTTTGCTCGTGCCTCTGCTCCGTGTGTTATTTCTTTAATCATACAACAGCTATTACGTCCTCCATTCTGATAACCTTCATGTCCTCGATGGTCTGAGTGTGCGGTGAGTACTTGGCGAAGTAGATGATGTCACCCTCCTTGATGTCGGTGTAAAGATCAACCGATCCTGTGCCTATCGATAGCGAAGACACTCCAAGCTGCTCAACCCTTCCCTTATATAGAAAACTATCCTGCACCTCCACTGAAGTAAACCCGGATGAGTTCTTGTTCTGCTCCATCTCCTCGATCTTTGAGACGAGGACTCTGTTGCCTAATATTTTCATACTATCCTTTGAACATTAGATAGTGATACCACTGGTTCTGTACAAACCTGATCATCCACTGAACCAACCGAGCCACGATGATGACCGGCATAAGGATAATGAATACTAATACTTTGAATACTTTCATATGTGTTATGTGTTTTTACGTCCGTATAATAATTGATACCCTGTCTGGAATGGCTGGAGTAGATCATCATGATGCTTGCCTCGATCAGCAGCGATCTGAATTGACTCCGTCCAATAAGGGTCTGCGTTCTTGTCTGTGATATGTCTGATCACCCAGTTACCACAATCATGCTTGCTCTTGTAATAGGCAACACGTTGCAGCTTGTTACTCCAGTCGATCTCGATGTGCTTGTGTGCGAAGTTGGCGAAGTCCTCATGACACTGATCACACCAAAACTCGATGATCCCATAGTTGTCCCCAGCAGCAATGTCCTCCTCCCTTTCCGTTGCAGCCTTCGCTCTGTCTTGATGGAGTATGCGATCAGCCGACCTTTTCTCCTGTCCCTCGATCAGCATCTGGATGTGAGGATGTTGTTCTACTCCTGTCTTGGGTTCGTGTCGCTTCATTATTTACCCTTAAGTAACTCCAACTCAGTGAGCACCTGCCCCTTCACTAAAGCAGTGTAGCCAACATATGCCTCGACTGACTCCCGGATCATCTTCAGTTCTGAAACGTCGATCTCAACTGATCCCTCTGAATAAACTTTGGTCGCCAATAGGTATGACTTCATTGAGTCACCCTTCGAACTGAGTATCATGTTTGACACTGCGATCCCCATCGTAAGATTAGCGTCTTCCTGCTTCAGTGGTGTGATCCCATCTAGTAGAGTGAGCACCTTTTTTGTATTTAATTTCATAGTTCTTTTATTCTGTTATACCAACCAGACATGCCTTCGTTCTTTCTCTCCTCCTCGATGAACTCCTCCTCAGTGCCTTCACCAAAGAAGGTAGCTTTCCCATCGCCCCTGACAGTCTCAACACTATCCGGGACTTCAGCAAGCTGCTCTGGAGTCAAGGACTCTAAAACCTCCAAGGCTTTCTGATCCTTGCGGCTCAAGTTCCACATGTTTCTAATCCTTTTGAACATCAGCAT